ATCCCGAGGAGATAAAGCGTGAGTGAAGGGAAGAGAGGGCCGGGTAGGCCACGGAAGAAGCTCAAACCACTGGTGGAGACGCCAGCGCAGTTTGAGGCCGACTTAGAACTAGGACTTACGGAGATGCAGGCAGCGTTTGTGTGGTTCTACACGGAGGGCTCGTGTGGGCAGACCGAGGCTGCTCGGAGAGCGGGCTTCTCATTCCCAGCCGCGAGCGCTACTAAAATGCTCGATGGCAAGACGCACCCGCACGTCACAAAGGCAATCCGACTGAAACAGGAAGAGCTTCGGCAGAAGTTTGCGATCACGCCAGAAAAGACTGGGTCGATACTGTGGAACATCGCCGAGACAGCATTCGGTAGCGGCCACTACAATGCGGCAGTCAGTGCAGTCAAGGAGTTGAATCAACTGGCTGGGCTGACTGTGCAACGAACGCAGAACCTCAACATCAACGCCAACATCGATAACATGAGCAAGGAAGATATCAAGTCACGGCTTGAGCAACTGCTCGGTACGGACGGAACAATTACGGACAAAGACCACTAGCAGTGATCATTGATGTAAGGCTCGCAAAAATAGCGTAGAGAGGCTCTCTTTTTTTCCCCAAAAAAATTACGAAAAAAACTCAAAAATCCTGCCTGACCATCGATTTTACCGATCAAATGGCGGATTCAGTGACCCCTGTTGCCTATTCGTGTGAGCACGGGGGTCACTTCGCGTCTGTGAGCGGCTGTATTGGCCTCTACGCGACGATGAAGTCATACCCTTTGGGTCTCTATGGAGTCAGAAAACGTCGCTGAAATCGCATTAGAGGGGACAGGGGCACCCCCCCTTGAGCGCGCGCGCCGTAGGCGTATAGCTATAGCTGAGTTCACCACATTCAAAACTCAATTTTATTTCATCGGATTAGGGACCCCGCGCCCCAAGCGCTCAGTGGAAGGAGGAGCAGCGCCTCTGGAAGGGGGGCACGGGGTCGATTTCGCAAAGGCCATGGGACCCCTATGGCCTAGAATTTTTTTTCAGTTGCGATACTATCGCGAAATGGCAGATTCGCGTAACAAGGGTGCCGCTTTCGAGCGGGATATCGTCAAGCGCCTCAATGGTTTCTTTGAGGAGCATGGCTTGGATATCCGTTGCAAGCGTAATCTCGACCAATATCAGGCAAAAAACCTGTGTGATATCACCATTCCCGGCCATGCCATCGAGTGCAAGGCCTACAAGGATGGCTGGTGGTTTCAAAAAGCGTGGTGGGAGCAGGTCTGTAGCGCAGCGGGGGACGATATTCCTGTCTTAGTTTGGAAGTTCAACAACAAACCTATCCGCGTCACGCTACCGATGGGCGCATTTAACCCTAACTACGCCGATTTAGAGGGTTGTGCCGTCATTCCTTTCGACGACTGGCTTGATATACTCGCAAAAGACTGGATTCCCAACCAAAAGGCCGCCTAATGAAGTCCGTACTCGAAGCGATGACCGAACTGGTAAGCCGGGGCTACCCAAAAGACACTGCTTACCGCATCGCGAGCGGCGATTTGCCCATGGATCGAGCGTCTCGAATGGAGAGAGCGCGCGAGCAGGGATATAGTGATGATGTTTTTTATAAAGGTATGTATCCCTACGATTATACAAAAGAGTCAGAAGGGTATTTAGGTCCAGTAATCTCTGAAATTAATAGGCAAAGCCCTTTTCCTAGCTTTGGTGGCTCCGATGGCGATATAGACATTGCTGGATTCATGTCAAAAGATCCTGACGTTGCTAGTCGATTCGCTGGCCCCAACATTACACGTCGGGGCGCAATTTTTCCTTTGCGCACAAAAAATAATGCTGTTGGTGTTATAGACGCCAAAGGCAAAAATGCTGGCGATGTTCAATTTGGCGAGTCAGGTAGGCCATTTCGGGACATGGTGCGTAGCGGCGAATATGACTCTGTTGCGATTAAAAACACAGCAGATGAGGGCGACGTTTACATTGCTTTGGAGCCAAGCAACATCCGCTCCCAATTTGCCGCCTTCGACCCCGAATACAAGGGCGGAAACATCCTCGGCGGAACAGCGGCAACGGCTATTGGCGCCGGAGCTCTTATGTCACCGAATGATGCGAGCGCGGCCATCGAAGATGTGGATATCTTTGAGGAAGAGATGCCCATGAGTCGCCGCCAACGAGCTCAGGCACAGCGAGAAAGGGTTTTGGGCGCAAGCGACCCTCTTTTGAGCGGTGCTCAGACTGCAAACTTACTTGCTGGCTTGACAGGCGTGGCAGGGGTGGCTGATATCTTTGGCGAGTACCCCGAGTTTCCAGAGGGCGATGTATCTGTAGGCGAAATGGTGCTTGAGGGACAGCGAGGCCCGTCTTTGGCTGAGAATTTGGGCGAAGGCAACTATCTCAGCGCTGGATTGCAGACGCTTGGCATTATTCCGCTAGTTGGATTAGGTGCTCGAGCAGCTGCTAGAGCGTTGAGATCATCAAATGAGCTTTCTGCTGAGCAACTTAACGAATTTGGTAAGGTGTTGGAGCGCGCAATCGAGGAAAAAGCGCCGAATTTGCGAGAGATTGTGGAAAATCACCCAGTGGTGGTCGAGGCTATGGCGCAGATTGGCCGCATTCCGCTGACCAATGAAGCAAAGGGATTTGGATCGCCTGAATGGCTCGAAAACCGCGTATTCCAATTCAGAAAAGGTGATGAAGTCGAAGAGGTCATTGGCTATGATGATGCTGTTGATCGATTGTACGATCAGTCTAAAAGCTTGGCTTGGACAGACGATGGCTTGACCTACCCCGGTCCCGCGACACGCACGGGTGATAAGACAGCGGTCATTGTATTGGGGCCCCCTGCATCGGGTAAGAGCTCGATATCGAATCCTATAGCGCGTAAGTATGACGCCACCATCATTGATTCAGATGAAGCCAAGAAACTTCTGCCTGAGTATGCGGGTGGTGTGGGGGCAAACGCTGTACACGCTGAATCGAAAGCAATCATCAGACAGATGGAAGATATTGCAATTGACGAGGGCGATAATTTAGTGATCCCGACAGTGGGAGAGAACGCTGGCAAAATCAGGGACCGCATTGATCGATATCAAAACGCTGGATACAACGTGCAGATCGAAGACACTGGAGGATTACTCGAAGGCACAGAAATTCGACTTCGAGGCAGCGGAAGAAATAGGGGAAATGATAGCGGAAAGCCCGGCGTTTCAGGCTCTCAACAAAAGACTGCTAGAGCGACGCAGGGCGAAGAGAAGGGGATAGGGTCCCTTTAGTTCATCCACCCGTCATAGTAACGGGCTTCAATGCCTCGCTCCTTGAGATACTCAAGGGCGGGGCCAACACTGCGTTGTGCAGACACGTTTCCCTGCACAGGCGGCGCGGGAATGACGGTCTTAGGCTCAGCGGTTCGCTTGCGAGGTCCGCAAAACCAAACTTGGATGCCCTTGCCACCGCAGCAGCTGCCTTCGTCCTTGGCTCCTTGAGCGAGCCACTCCTCATTCCAAAGCTGTTCTGCGGTGCGTAGCTCAGCGCTTAGTTTTTCCAGATCGACTGGTTGGTAGGCCAGCACAGTTTCAGGGTTTCCAGTGTAAAAGCGTGGTGCAGTTTTCATAGGGCCTCCTATCGGCTCAATGCGTCGTAAACTTTTTGTGTCTCGAAGCGGTTGTGGACAGGCATCATCTCAGGAACAGCGTAAAGCGGAATGCCTTTGGATCTTGAGAGAATCTCTCGAACTTTGAAGTCAAGCTGGGCGAACATACCGTCAGCCATCGGACCAATCATACCCTCGGGCTGATCAGCGGGCTCAAGGTGGTAGCCAAACTGATCTCTCCAAACAAAGCGATACAATGGTGCTTTTTCTGAGGGCTCAGTCACCCAGTAGCCGTTGGGGATCTCGACGTCAAGCGTGATCTCGTCATACTCACGAGCAAGACCCCGACTACCAAACTTACCCAGACGAAGGTACGCAGTGTTAAAAGCCATTACGCCGCCTCCTTCATTTCTTCAACGGCTTGGGCCATCTTGCGACCCGCGTCGTTCTTGATGCTGTCCAAGATCCAGTAGGCGTTCTGCTCGATCCAGTCAGGTCGCTCACAGCTTTGGTACTCAACCTGAGCGGCCAACATGAAGGCCCCGCTGTGGCTGGGAGGAATGCGATTTTGTCGCGCCTCCTGAGCTATCTCGCAGTAGAACTCGATCAACGCTTCTTCATCCTTGAGGAACCCACCGAAAGGCTCGCGCGGGTATCGATAGGCGACAGACGCAATATTGGCAGTCGCAAGCTCCATGGCAAGGTCGCGAACATTGAGCTCGCCGTCTTCACCACCAATTCGCTCTTTAGTAAAGATGTTGTAACCGTTGAAGCCGTTACAAGGTCGCTTGGCGTATCGGGCCAAAGCCACGAAATCCGCCGGTTCACACAAATAAGCAC